ATGTTATTCCACGTTATGCCAGAGGTGTTCGTGATCCTCTAAACGGATTTGTTCTCAAGACAAGAACCGATGAAACAAGAAGACTGGTCCCACAGAGAATCGTTCTCCAGAACATCGCTGCTGGCGCTCCTGTTGCTACATTTAATGTACCATTTAATATCGGCACTGGAACTATCCAACAGGCATTAGGTTTGCCAGAGGGTGATGTTGGACTAAATCCAGACTTTGACTATGATGCTTATAATAGCGATCAAGTTAAGATTATTGATTCTGATAGAGTTGATTCTAAGACTTCCTTCAGCATCCTATCTGCCAGACAGATTGATATTGGTGGAGTAGGTGATCCTGCTGATCTAAGACTTGAGTTGACCGTATTCAATCACAGCATTAACAATAATGCTCTCAAGAATGAGAAGTTTACTGTTGTCAAGATTGATGCTCCACAGGGAGGAACTGGAATCTTCCGTACCGATGACCTCCAAGCAACTAACTTAAATAGAATCACCTGGAGTGGATATTCTTCTGGCGCTGGTTACCTACAGGGGTACTTTAATCCAGATGGTACAAACGATCATTACTTAATCATTAAGGCTATTGAGTCTAGAGAACCAATCGAGTACAATCAGTTTGCTAGTACAAGATTTGCTCAACCTGTACTTAACCTTGATAATGACCCCACATTTGATGTTAATGGCAATCCCATTGAAATCTATGCTACACTACAAGCAAAACCAGATAGTGTTGGTAACGAGGCACTAAGTAAGTCTACTAAGGAAGATTATCTATACAGTAATAAGGACGCTAACGTTCTTACTATGGTTCCTGGTGATGTTATCGAAGATGATACAAGCACCGATTATGAGATTATCTCTGTTGAGGATGTCGGGGACTTCGAAGATTCCTTCTACATCTTTGATATTAATGAGATCCAGAGACGTATTCCTGATCAGCAAGAAGGTATTTACTACCTAACTTGTTTGAGAGGTAATATTTCTCCATTCCCAACTGGTGCTGGTGTTGGTCAGAACTTCAGAAACTTTAAGTTCTCTCAACCTATCTCTCAACTATATCCCTTAGACTACAAAAACGATCCTCTATGGTTCCAAGTCAGACCTGACGGAACTAGAGATGATACTATTCTCGATCCACCTTCTACTATTTGTGCTGCCGACAACTATGTTCATGGTCTAGTCAGAACTAACGACAATAAGAATAGTGAAACCAAAGAGGTTGTTGAAGATCTAATCCTTAACCCTGCTCTTTCCAGATATAACTACACGATTGAAGCTCAGTCTGGTAATGCTACTTCTGGTTCCGAAGATCGTAGAATCTCCATTGCTGGTGATTCTCTCTACAAACAGTCCGGCGAAAACAAACTATTTGTTGAACTCCGTCGTCCATCGATTGCTAGATCTGGTAACCATACTTTCGAATATCTTGGTTTCGGTCCTGGTAACTACTCAACTGGTTTCCCACTCCGTCAGGAAGTTGTTCTATCCGATATCCAAGACTTCTATGCTCAGTCTAAGAAGGAAGATGCCGGTATTGTATTCTATACTGGTCTAAACTCCAACGGTGATCTCTACATTGGTAACAGAAAGATCAATGCTATTACTGGCGAAGAGACATTCTTAGAGTCTGCTGAACTACAGGAAACTGAGGATGAAGGAGGAGATCTCGGTGGATTGGTAACAACATTTGAACTACCGGTTGTATTTGAAAGAGACATTACTGTTGATGGTGATGCCAACTTCAACAATCCAGTTACTATTACCGTTGATCCAGATGAAGCAGCTGCTTTAACTATTGTCTCCAACGTAGATTTCTCTGCCGGTGGTGATCAAACTCTAGACAGTTCTTCTTTCAACTTCAGTCCTATTCCTTCTAATGGTAACATTGTTGCCACTCAGAACAATATCTATGCTGCTATCTTCAGACTTAACCCAAGAGGTAATACAACACTCGCCGGTCAGAACTACAGCATTAGAACACATGTAAACTCCTTTGATGGTAATAATCCTTCCAACCATAGTCCACATCAGACTCTATCTACCCTAGGTATTCCCATTCTTTATGGTAACCAGACACCTCAGACTGGTGATATCCTACTCAAGGGTGAGCAAGTCGGTAAAACTGGTTCTCTTGGATGGATTTATTCTAACTTCTTTGTTGATGTTACTACTGCTACATTTACGATCTCTGCTGATAGCCCACCATCTACTACGGTTATCTTTGCTACTCAACCAGGAACATCTCCTAGCGATCTAGGCATTCAACTAGGTACTGTTGTAAGACTAACTGGATTTGACGGTAGATTTAATAACATCAATGGTGTTAGAACTGTCACCAACGTCAATGATGTTCAAGGTGGTACATGGGAAGTTACTTCTTCCTTTATCATTGCTGGCGACCCTGGAGATCCTACACTTCTCACTTCGCTCACTGGAACCCCATTGATTGAAGTCTCTGTTGACTCCTGGAAAGAAACTGGTCTCTTAGGAACAGAATCTCTCAGAACATTAACAGACAACAATGGTGATTACAGACTTGGTATTAATACTCTAGCAAGATCTGATCATGGTGTTGATGGAGATCAGGAAGAAGGATTTGTCTCCGATGCTGTATTGCCAAGAGCTAACTTGGATGTGGTTGGTACTACCTGGATTAGTGGTAGAACACTAGACACAGTTGTCAACAACTACATTAACAACCCTCTCTTAGCAGACAGAACATTCCTAGACAATGACCATGCTTTCCTAGTTGGTGGTCTTAGTGAAGATCCCGGTCAAGAAGCTACATTTAGAATCTCCACAACAAATGGTGGTAGAGTTGGTATTAACGTAGACTTCTCCGAACTAGACAGAACTCTAGTTGTTGACGGTGACATGAGACTCACCAACGACTTCTTACTAGAGCAAAATCTAACCATCGGTGGCGAGAGTTTAATCACTCAGACTCAAAACTTTAACCTCGTTCCAAACACTACCACTAGACTTAACTTCGGTAATGTTGTTGAGGAACTCAACATTGCTAACCAAACAACAGAAGATCAAGAGATTAATATCGGCAACATTGCTGGTGGTCAGATATTCAATATCGGAACGTTTAGTCTAGTTACGGAGTTTAATCTTCATAGAAATGCTCAGAACTCTATTATTAGAGCAGGCACGGTTGCCAATGACGATGTTAACTTCTCTAGCGTTGTTCTTGTTGGTGGTGCTTATGCCAATACATCTGATGATTTGCTAACAGGTTCCATACTTAAAGTATATAACAGATTTGCTTACTTCGATGGCGATATTCGTGTCGGACAAGCATTGTCTCCTGGTACTGGAATCGCTTCCATCTCGTCTCCTGCTCAGACATTTAACTTACTCACTACTACAGTAACCAATATCAACATTGGTTTATCTGCTTCCGATATTAATATTGGTGCTCTTGGTGGTATTACTAGAGTTAATAACTCTCTTGAGGTTGGTGCTGATACAGATCTGTTTGGTGATGTTACACTTCAAGGTGGTCTAAATGCTGGTCAGTTTGAACTCCGTCGTGGTTCACTCGGAACACCTACCACTGCTCATAGCATTGGTAACGAGGTCGATAACTTTAACATTGACTTCTATAGAAGGACCGAGACTAGTATTAGGTTGAGCACGGAGGGTGCTGAATATTGGGGTAATGAGGCTGAGTTTAAGGATAACTCTGTTGGATTTGCTTCTGATCCAACAGTCTACAGATTAACCATTGATCAACCTGCTACTCTTCTAGATTTTGAAGTTGGATCTTATGTCTTGATTGATAGATCTATTGATGTCGGTCCTACTCAAGGCGATGCTCCTGTGGGCGAGCAATACAGTGAACTTCTAGAAGTTATTGGTATCATTAACCTATCTGATGTTGGTCCTGAACCACTACAAGTTAGAGTTAGACGTGCTAGAAACCAGCTAGATTCTGCTGGTAACATGATTCTAGGAACTCCTGCTGATCTTCCTGTTGATGCCGAACCACCTCTAAACTACAAGTATCTAAGAACAGATCACCCAGATCAAGCAGTTCTTGTACGTTATGATTTCTCTAGAAATGTAAGCTATCTCAATGAGAATCTAAATCAAGAGGCACCTGGATTCCTAGATGATGTTGCTACCGGTAACTTTGCTGGATCTATTAATGAAGGTGATATCTTTAGACTATCTCCTGATGAAAATGGAAACCTAGGTGAACTTACAACTGTAACAGGAATCAATCAGGTTACTAACCAACAGTTCCTCATCACTGATGGTGGAACACCACCATTAACCGCTTTCTCTGTTGACTCTGTAACTGGCGAGACATTCATTAACGGTCAACTAGATGTCAATAACAGTATTATTCTTTCTGGTTCTGTTACATGTGGTGTTGAAAGACTAGTTCTTACTGATGGTACTGGTAATCCTGATTTTGAGAAGTTTATCGTTGACAGTTGTGATGGCACTACCTCTATTCGTGGTAATCTCCAGATTGGTACAGATAACTTCGATAGATTTGTAGTTGAAGGTCCAACGGGCGATACTACAATTACTGAAGGTAATCTTGTTATTGAGAATGATTTAGGAGATCAGCAACTTGTTCTACAAAACTCCAGTGGTAATCTAACAATCGCTGGTATTATTAGAACAGAAGGAACAGCACAGAACATCTTCAGTGGTGATGTTGTTATTAACGGTTCTGACTTTATCGTTAATGCTGATTCTATAATCGATAGATCTGGATCAAATCTAACCAGTTCTCAGGTAGGAGAGACAATCGCTAGCATAAATAATGATGGATCGTTCACATTCGCTGGTCAGTCTGCTTATCTAACGCCTACTGGCGGTAGAAACTGGGAGTACATTGGTGGCGGTGTTGCTGTAGCACCTCTATCCTCCAATGTTAACTACTTTATTGCTCCAGCCGCTGATATTCTTCTTGAACTACCACAACTACCAACACACGGAGATGTAATCCGTATCCTTGATGTTGGTGGACAGTTGACCTACAACGTTTCTCTAAGGATTAGAGCAGTTGATGGAACAAGAGTTCAAGGTGGTGCTGATAACTCTGGTCCTATTGCTGGTACTACCTTTGATGGTGGCGAACTATTAGTTCAAACACCTAACGTTGGTCTTGGACTTGTTTATCTAGGATCTGTTGATTACAGAGGAGTAGCTACCGGAGCAAGCATCGACACTGGTTGGTGGTTAATGGAAATCTAATATGCCAAGTTACAACTCTGTTAGAACTGCTGAAGCCCAACCCATCGGATCCGCCGTCCCTTGGGTTGGAGCACTAACATCTATTCCTCCTGGGTGGCTGATATGCAATGGTCAAGAGTTGGATGCTGCCGACTATCCTTTGCTTAGAAGAGTGTTGAAAAACACTTATGGTGGTAACTCTTCGGGTGATTTTCCTAACTATTCCGGTACGTTTAACCTTCCTAATATCAGTCAGAAAGCATTGGCAGATATTTCGGTAGAATGGTTTGCTTACAACGACGGTGATATTATTCCTGGTAATGATCAACCAACTTATAATATTGATAATGCTCAGTCGCTAGCTGTTATACAACCGTACATTGGTCCAGAGGGAGATGTTGGTACACCCGGAACAGTCTTTGCTTTAACTGACTTAAACTTTAGCTATACTCCGGATCCAGATGGAACTTTAGAAAGAGCAACATTAGTATCTGGTATTGCAGCAGTAACAGGATCTACCTTGTTCTTTGGTAATGTTCCTGTTCAACCAGATCCTGCTCAGATTCCTCCATCTACAGGCACAGGAGCCAGTTTTAACATTATCAAAAATGAAGATACTACGTATCAGATTGCTAGACGAGAAAAGGGACAGGATTATGAAGAGGGAGATTTACTTATTATACCTGGAAATTTAGTTGGTGGTACATCTCCTGCTAATGACATTTTTATTCAGGTAGATACAATCGGAAATCCTTTTTACACAGGTACTATTGCTGCCTCTAACGGAGATCCTCTAACCTTTGTTCCTGGATTTGGTATTGATACGGTTAATGTTGTTCCTAGAAAACTAGGTAGAAGACATATGCCACCCCATACTCATTTGGGGCAATACGACACTCTAAACACAGTTGATAATGGAACTGTTCCTGGAAGAGGTGTTGGTGTATGGAGTAATCCCCAGATTGATATTACAGAGTATTGGTTTGGTAGAGTTATTGCTGACGTTGGTGCTTGTCCTTTCATTGGATTTACATATACAACAGAAGAAGCAGACGTTGGTGTTGAATGGGGAGATTCTCGTGACACGGGCACTGTTACAGAAGTCACTAATCCTTTTACTTCTGGTGTAGGAAGATATGCTTTGGGATCAGTATCTGGAACACCACCAGCTAAGACTCATACAGTATTTCAAACCGGTCAAGCAGGACATGGTATTGCTAAACCATGGTTTGATAGTATTTCATTTAAGTTAAGAGATGCCACTGGTGCTGTATCTACAGATAGAGGTGTTGATCCCGGTGTAACAATACCAGGAACTTTGGATGATTTGAAAAAAACTGGTAGATTTAGTATTGACAGTAGGATTCCTTATAGCGATAATGGAGCTATTGTTAACAGTATCAACTATGACTTGGGTATAGCTCCGGATAGTGATGATACGGTTTTTCGTACTGAAGTTATGTTTAATAATGCTGCTGACAGTTTTACTAGACTTACACCAGAAATCACAACTGCTATTGATGTTATTATTGCACACGATCACCAGGGCGAGATTAATATTACTTACAACAATGGTAGTTTAAATATTCCTGGTAATATTTCTTCTCAAGTAGCAGCAAATATTAATCCAGATAGTGTACCAAACGCTTTCCAGATCACATTTACATGTAACTCAGCAAACCTTACTTGTCTAACCTTAATAAGAGCTTACTAAAATGACTAAGTATTACACTCAAGAAAAAGCAAAGTTTGGGGGAACCACAGGAACTATTATTCCGTTTACAGTTCAGTTATCTCTTATTAACTTTCCTAATATTGCCGAGTTTAAAACTTTGGTGCCTGCTGGTTACTTAAGGTGTGATGGATCTATTGTTAGAGCAGAACTTTACCCAGGATTGGCTGCTACCATTGGAGTAGGATCAAACTGTCCATTTGCTAAAGACCCAGATTCACTCACTGATGAGTTTTTTCAACTCCCTGATTTAGGATCAAAATATCTTTCTGGTTCTCTCAGTAGTGGAGAATATTTTAATGATACTATTCTGCAAAATGATAGCGGAACACAAAGAGTAGGGGCAGAAACAGTCGTTGATACTCTTGTTGGAGATAACATTCAAATCAGTTGGACCGGAGCATTTGAAATTCAACAGCAACAGATTCCGTTTAGTGGAAATCCTATCTTTCAATCGTTAGATAACGATGGAAATACTAGAGATGATTTCCTAGCAGAAGATAACTTCCAAGCACACGGTCATAATTCTGACGTTGGTGTATTCACATACTTAGGTAACTGGCAAGATAGTGCATGGTTCAATACATTTGAAAGAGGAGATAACCTAGGAACTACAGAAGGATCAAATGAGTTGATTCAGATTGAAGCACCACCTAATAATCAAGCTGCCCCTTCTCATAATCACAGGGTTCTTCTCCCTGGTGCTTCAGAACTTAGAGACAAATGTGATTTTAGTTTTATTTTGAATACACAACAGGTTGATCCTGTTGGATTAGTAACTGATGTTACATTGACTACAGAAAACGTACAAAAGCTAGATAAAGCAATCTCTCCATACATTTTTATGGAGTATATTATTAAGATCTAAAATGCCATCAGTTTCGTTTTCTAATCCCGGTTACTATACAGTAAACCTTCCTGTTAACGCTTATGACATCTTCATACAAGTACGTGGTGCTAGAGGTGGTAATGGTGGCAGAGACGCTGGTGCAGTTGGCGGCGTAGGTGGATTAACTACACTACAAGATTTTACTCTAACTCAAAATTTTATTGCTAGGCAAATAATATGTTGGGTTGGTGCCCGTGGTGGTAATGGTGCAGACAATCTAGGTAACGCTCCTGGTGGATTCGGCGGTGCTGGACTTGTTAGTGGTGGTCGTGGTGGTAATGCTGGCGATCCTCCCTTTTCTGGTGGTGGAGGTGGAGGAGGCGGTGCCTCAGGAATTATTATTAATGGCGTTAATGCTATTTGTATGGGTGGATCTGGGGGAGGCGGCGGAGCTTCTGACAATAGGAATGGTGGCGGCTCTGGTCTGGCTGGTCTCGCTGCTACTGCTGTTACTAGTGTAACACCGACTAACGGTGGTGGTGGTGGAGACCCAGGTGGCACCGATGGTGGCGGCGGAGGCGGCGGAGGCGGCGGAGATAATGGTGGAGGTGGCGGCGGTTCTGGACAGGATAACAACCGAGGAGGCGGCGGTGGCGGCGCTGGAGGATCTACTTATATTGGTAGTTTAGTTGCTGAGTTTGGAGCTACTGTACCATTTCAAACTGCTGGGAATGGTTTTGTTTCGCTCACTTGGGACCTTGCTCCTGTTATTGACTCTTTTACTGCTTCACCTAATCCACAAACTAGTTCATCTGGAACTCCACGTTATGACACTATTTTAAGTTGGAGTGCTTTTGATTATGAAGTCCTTACATTAACTAGTAGTATTGGTGAGAGTTGGGATGTTACTGGACTTTTTTCTTTTGATATAACTAATCTACCACAATCTGTTTTTGATTCAAATTCTCCAGCTTCAAGATCATACACTCTCACAGCAACAAAAGTAGGAGCTCCAACAGCAACTGCTAGCACTACGGCTAGTGCTTTTAACGATAATACTCCCACTTCTGTTAATAGACTGTCTGAAGCTGAGCCATTTAATACTAATCTGCTTGAACTTGAACCAAATACGTTCTATTACGTTACATATTCTATTTCTGGTGTAGATATGAATACCAGTGTTATTGCTAATAATAACTGTACTATCAGTTTAAATGCTATTAACTTCGGACCATCCAGATTAGTCCAGATTAATAATCTGTTTTATGTTGGATTTACAACTGATGGTTTCAATCAGTCTAGAACTCCTGGTGGATTTGACGATAATGGAAGAGCTGTAGGGCAACCAAATCCTAAAGTCATTACATTTACAGTAGGAACTCAGGTTGTCAACCTAAATGTTGCTACTAAGCCTCCTATTATTCAAGAACTTTTTGATGCCGAGGGTCAACCATTATCCCCAGAAGCATTTCCAAATCCTGATATTGATACTGTCTTCCCGAACGTCAATACTGAATATGTTATAACAAACAGTGTTATAACTAACGATGCTCAAATCCCAGTAGAAGTTAAAGCATCTCTTCCTGGCGTTCAAGTTAGAGTTAATGGGGGTGGATGGCAAGACGTGAGAGAAATAGGCACACCGCCATAAATATAGAAAACCATGGACGACTCTTCTAGGAAGTTTACGCTGGCATCAAGTAACACACATATTTTGTTAGCGTTGTATTATTCTCAGGTACATAATGACAATACTCTTTTGGATAGATTGTTTGAAATCACCGAAGAGTATGTAAGTCGTGGAATGACATCGGATACTGTTTTGTCCGATCTCAATCTAGTAATAGAGCAAGATCTTTCATTGATTCCCGATGCCCAAACGGCAGTATGGGAAACTGCTTTGGATGAACTGGACATGCCTGGTGATGAATATAAGAGTGTTATTAGGAGTTAATCATGGAATGGGAAGGAAAGAAAGAAGCAGTTAGAAAACTGAAAATCTGTATTAGATGTAAGCATTTTGATCCAGAAAGTAAACAGTGTATGTTGAACAACAACTACATGCCTCAAAAAGTTATTGTTCCAAAAACAACGTGCCCAACTAATAAATGGTGAGATAAATACCTATAGCTAAATCCTTGTTATGGAAGAAAAAATCCCAGCAGAAAAACCCTCTCTAGAGTTTGAGGAACTTTGGCGTAGATTTTCTATTTGTGCTTCACCTAATAATCTATTATTTGCTCTTTATTTTGCCCTGGGTAGAAAAGACTATAGACTTTTGGATAAACTGTTCGACCATGTAGATCAGTTACTTGAGCGTTATAATATGACCCCGGAAACTATCATGGGTGATATTGATGCTAGTATCAACCAAGAGTATTCTATTACTCCTACTATTAATGATACTCCTACCAAAACTGAGTTATATGGAGGATTACCTCTTCCTAACTTCCATAAAGATCAAATCATGATCTCTCTTGTTTTATCGGAATATTTTATCAGGAGAGATAATGACCATAGATTGAAAGAAGAAGTAGAGCAAAGAATCGAAGAATATATCAAAACAAATGATATTAGTATGGAAGATGCTCTAGATAGTTTGGCATATTCTTCTGACAATGATCTACTTTATAAACTAGCACTAGAAGAGTTAAATAATGACTGACGTGAAACCTGCCATTGAGAGAATGAAAGTATGTATTGAATGTGAACATTTTAGAAAACCTCTCAAACAGTGTAAACTATGTGGGTGTTTTATGCCCATAAAAGTAAGAATCCCTACTATGATGTGTCCTATCAACCGTTGGTAAGATGTCTCAAACAAGTTTTAATCAAATATATACAGTTGGTCCTCAGATCGTTAATATACCCGATAATGCAATAAATGTAGAAGTTATTTGTAGGGGAAACTACGGAGGCAATGGATTTGGCGGTGGCAATGGTGGTAGGGGTAAAGTAGGGCAGTTTAGATTTAACAGCAACTTTGTATCTAGATCTCTCAGATTAAGAATGGGAGCTCCTGGTCAAAATGGTAGTAGTCCTAGTGGAGGATCTGGGGGTGGAAGTTGGAGCTTGCAAGCCAGGGGCGGTGATGGCGGACCGGGACAATATACACAATCTGGATCTTCTTATTGGGCAAATACCACATGTAGCGGAAATGGTATGCCCTGTTACCAACTAAATCCACCATTTCCATGTAACTGTCAAAACAACTGTAGAAGTATTAGATCATGTGGTGATGGAATCAACTATACTTTATGGGAAAAACAATGTAGATATTGTTACACTAACACTATTAACACCGGAGGTGGAGGTGGTGGAGGAGGAGCAAATGGTATCGAAGATTTAAACTCCGGCACTCCCTTAATCGTTGCTGGAGGTGGTGCTGGAGGTGGAGGATTTGGTAGTGGTGGATCTGGATTTGATGCTGGATCATGGTCCGGAACTACTAGCTCTATTGGGTTGAGTGTAGGTGCTAACGGTGGTAACAGAGGATCTGGCGGTGGAACTGGTGGAGGTGGAGGTGGAGCAAGTCCACAGACTAACTGGCAACAAAACTCTAACTCCAGATATAGATCAGATATAGTTACTTTGATATCAAATTTAGAAAACTATCAACTACTTGGGCAGCAACCAGAGATTAGAGTTTCTTACACATCTTTGTTTCCGGAAATCAACTCTTTTAGTGCTAATCCGAACCCACAAACAAGTCCTACTGGTGTTCCTACATATACTTCTACACTTAACTGGCAAGTATCTGATTTTCAATACAGTCGTGTAACTGGTCCTGGAGTTGATTTTACTACTAGTAACAATCCAGCATCATTGGGTATTACCCTACCTCAATCTAATGCTGATGGAACTAGTCCTGCTTGTAATACTTACACATTAACGGTGTATGCTGGAAGCCAATCTGTATCTCAAAATCTTCAAGTTTGTGCCTTTAATGATGATGACATTACAACTATTAATATCGGAACTACAGGGCAGCCATTTGGAAATCCTATTGATGGTTTAGAACCAAATACAGTTTATTATGTTCAGGTAACATGGACTGGTACTGATATGCCTATCTTATGTGAGTCTCCTCAATCAGGAACTTCGGTATCTATTAATGCTTTGAACTGGAGTAACTCTATTATCTGTCCCGATGGTAATCCTTTGTACGTTAGATTTACATCACTACCATTTAACACTTCTACTGCCGTTGGAGGTGGTGGCGGTGGAGATCCTATTGTAGGGTCTCCGAATCCCAAAACTATTAACTTCGAGGTTGGGGGAGTTCAGTATTCTTTTGTTGCCACGACTAGACCACCTGTTATCGAAGAAAACTTTGATCAGGAAGGATTACCTTTATCTCCCGATGCTTATCCAAATCCAGATATCGATACTGTTGTTCCTGATGTAAATCTTCCGTTTGTAACTACTAATGAGATCAATGCTAATGACATTGAGATTCCTGTTGAGATTAAAACAGACCTTGCTGATGCTCAAGTTCAAATAAATAATGATGGTGTCTGGCGAGATATGAGGGAGATAGGATCCTAATGCCTACAAGAAACTATACATCCCCCGGTACGTACTTTTTTTCTGTCCCTTTATACGTTACTCGAATGGGTGGGACAGTCATTGGTGGCGGAGGTGGAGGATATAGGGATAATGATGGTGATGATGAAGGTGGTGGCGGCGGTGGAGGCGCTTTTGTAGCTACTCCCGGTAGAAATAGAGTAACTAGTTTTGGACAATCTATTCGTATCGTTGTCGGTGCTGGTGGCCCTGGTCGTAGCGGCGGATCTGGTGGAAATCCTGGGTCTGACAGCTCTATTTCTGGATGGTCTGGAACATCTATAACTGCCCGAGGTGGACGTACCGGTACTGATGACAACGGAGGTGGCGGTGGTGGTATTGGATCTGCCGCTCCTGGTGATACTATTCGATCTGGAGCTGGTGGTGCTGATGATGACGCGGGGAGACAAGGTGGACCTGCCGGTGGTTGTGGAGGCGCAGGGTCTTGCCCTAGTAATAGGGGAGGAAGAGGAGCCACTTTGAACGGAGGATGCAACGGATGCCCCGGCGGTAGATCTGGAACCGCCTACGGTGGTGGAGGAGCTGGAAATGATGGTGGCAGTTCTGGATCTGGAAATCGAGGTGCTGCTCGAATCATCTACGAATATGATAATCCTGTTATCACTAGTTTTACATCAACTACACAAACAAGTTCTAACGGGATTCCACAAGATACTGTTAGACTAGATTATTCTACATTAAACGCTGTTAGAGTAAGAATCCGACAAGATAGCACATCTGGACCGGTTATTATTAATGGGGCAGTTCCAAATGGTCCTGGCTCTGGTTATCTGATTAGCACGGGATTACAATCTACTGCTTTTGGTAACTCCCCAGCAACTAGAACATATTGTTTAGAAGCTACTGGTAACTCGGATAGCGGAGCAGCGGGTGGTGTAACAGTTAGACAATGTATTTCTGTTCAAGTTTTTAATGATGATACTCCTGCTAGTATTTCTAATAGTTCAAATGCTTTCCCTACAGGTGTTGGTACTGGTGGACCTGTTCCTTTAAATGAACTTAATCCAAGCACACAATATTATATTATAATCACATGGAATAATACTGATATGCCGTGTAGGTGCTCTCCTGCTGTTAGTGGTCTTGCTTTAGGTGCTAACTCTAGTAATTTTACGACAGGAACTGTTACTATCCCCACTAACAGCAGGACGGTATATGCCAGATTTACTTCCGAACCATTTAATACTTCTAGAGTTGAATCATCGGGAGGTTTAGGTCAATATAATAGTAGAACTTATTCCTTTTCTATTGGATCAGGAAGCTATAGTTTTACAGCGAGAACTAAAAGACCTAATCTCACAGAAATCTTTGATATAGAGGGGCAACCACAATCCCCGGAAGAGCTACCAAATCCAGATATTGATACACTTGCTACTCCTAATCCACTTCCTTTTATTAACTCTAATGGGGTTACTCTTAATGATGCTGAAATCCCAGTGGAAGTTAAAGCATCTCTTCCTGATGTTCAAGTTAGAGTTAATAATGGTGGATGGTCTGATGTTAGGCAAATAGGCACACCACCATAAATATAGAAAACCCATGGAAACCACTTCTTTTATTTCAAAAGTATCTTTTGAATATGAAACTACCGCACCAAGAGTTTTGATAGAAACTACAGAAGAAACATATTCTGTGGATGATGGTCAAATAAAGATTCATAATAGAAATACTACAAAAGTAAGATACAAGAGAGATGATGACATTTCTTCTCTTCCTGAAAATATTAAGCAGTTGATTACTACATATTGGCAAACATTATGAAAGATTTTAAGAAAAAAAATCTGAACAATACTGAGTTACATCCAGAAAAAACAGATTATTATAAGTCTGGAAGAATAGGTGTTAACCACACAGATAAACCAGAAGAAATCAAAGCTTCTGTCCCTATTCAGGTAAGAGTGAATGGTGGACAGTGGAAAGATATTAGGGCATTGGACCCAGAAAACCAAGCCTAAATACTAAGACTAGTAGTGGGATTATCCTAGAAGATGCCGTTTTTACCACCAACCTCTTCGGGCGTTATTGTACAACCCGGCGATTTTGTAGAGATTAGATATCCAACTCCTTCAACTTGGGATACTGATATCACATTCCAAGTTCAGATTGGAGAAGGTATTGACGATGTTACCATCGGAACAAAAATCCCTGATGCACAACCAGACTTCTTTATTTTTAACGATCAACTAGGAAGAACAACACCTACATCTGGTGCATTTGGTAGTGTATTTGAGAAAAATACTGTTTATTATTCTAATGCTATTCAAGTCTCTGGTATCGAACTAAGAGTACCTATTCGTATTAGTTCTTCTGGTTCTGGTCCTAGAGGAACTTATCCTAATCTTTCTCAAGCGGCATTCAGTGTTAATGATGGTCCATATATTACAGAGGCAAACTCATTTTTCCCTGTAACTATTACCGCTACTCTTGACTCTACATCTATTACAGTTACTTCTGGAAACATCGGTGATTTTGCTGTTGGCATGTATATTGCCACGCCAAGAGCTACGGGAGAAATCTTAAGTATTGTTGGTAATGTCATTACTCTTACAGAACCAGCATCTTCTTCTGGATCTTCTAGCGGAAATGGATATTTCACGGTTCAGGCTGGTAATACGGTTAGACTTAGAATCCAAACAGAAGACTGGTATACCACAAATACAAACGTAACATTAACTATTTCTGATAACTATTGGGATGACGGCAGTCAGACTAATGGACAAATATCAGACACATGGAGTATTACTACCAGAGCACAACAACAAGTAGTTACCACATTATCGAATGGTACGTTCGTAGATTATATTGATCAAAGAGACTTTGATTTTGGCACCTACAAGACAGCGACATTCCCCATCGTTGGTATTGATGACGATGCTATTGTTGAGGCAACATCAACCGGTGATATTGAAATCTCTACAGATGGAAATACTTGGGTACAGAACATTCAAAATCTTACCTTAGGAGATTCTATTGAAGCTAGAACTCTTATTGGTGTAGATTACACTACCCTTACACAAGGAACTTTAACTATTTTTGCTAACGCCGGTCAAACATTGCCTGGTGGATTTGAAAATAATACCCCTGGTACATTTGGTGCTGATCAAGGTAATGGAAACTTTGAAGTTACACAGGTTATTGGCACAACAACAGATGATCAACAGATCTGGACAGAAGTAGATAGATATCCAGACCCTATTAGTTTGTCTCCGGTATTTACATATTCAGATAACTTTGTTCTTACACTTGCAGGCACTGGTGGTCAAGGATTTATTCTTAATGCTGTCTATAATACTAGCAACTTTACAACACCAGCTGCTACAGGATTAACAGTTAGAGCAACACAAGTCGGCGCTGGTGCCGGAGAACTTTTAGCAGTTGAGATCGTAGAAAGAGGATCTGGATATCAAGACTTAGATCAGATTCAAATCATTGGTGGTTCCGTTCCTGCTTTATATGATCTTCAACAATATAGAAAAGTAACAGTATCTACTACAAATGTAGTTCCTAATGCTGAACCTAATCGAGATTATTATGTTGATGTTCCTATTTCTGGTCTAGGTGTTGAATATCTAGATGGAGCATATAATCTTTTAGAAGAACCTCTTGCTGGTGATGATGGTAATCCAGCATTACCTATTGACACTAGTGCTGTTAATGGACAAAATGTACAGATTCAAGCAGTTGTCCTTAGTGGAGCTATGGATCTTAGAAAAAATGATACAGGAACATGGTCAACTGGTGTTTTTGTAGAAAATGGTGATGTACTTAATGTAAGACTAAGATCCGGTACAAACTTTAATCAAACTGTAGTCAGTTCTTTTGAGTTTCAAGGTCCAGCATCTGCTGGACCACTTGGTAATCCAACTCTAGGACCAGTATTTAATGTTCCGTCAGATATTACGGATACCCTTACATTAACTACAAGAGCTCCTAGGTATGTTCCTGAAAGATTCAAAGCTCCTTTACAGATTGTAGATACTCCTGGTCAACTTATTGTTGCTCAGATTCCTCTTGCTGGATTAGACGCTAATACTACTATTTCTGTCGTTAGTTCCACACCATTCTCGAATGCTGGTGTGTCATCTCAAGCAGCTGGACCATTTACTTCTTCTGCTTTATTAACTCCTGTTCTCCCCTTTGCTTATGTTGGTATTGAAGCAGGAGATCCCGGAGATATTGTTGAAGTTACGTACCAAATAGGTTTTGCTGGAGATACAGTTCAAGATAAGTTTGTGGTACTTACAGAAAAAGAAGATTACACTTATATTACTAGATTAGGAGGAACCGATACCACTGTATTTGCGGCACAGTGGGCAGATTTGATTGATGTTTATGTTTATGGTGCTGGTGGTGGAGATGGTGGACAAGATGCGCCAAATAGTTATGCTGGACAAGGTGCTCCTGGTAACTTTGTTACCGGTACATTAAATCTTCCTCCATCTGCCTGGCCAGATCCTATTAATAGAAGATTGAATGTTGTTGTTGGTGAACGTGGACTTGATGGTGCTGACTTTTCTAATAATGCCGCTGGTGGTGCTGGTGGTTTCGGATATGGATTAGGTGGTGCTGGTGGTGCTGGTGCTAACAATGAGTTCTCCGGTGGCGGTGGAGGAGGCGGTGGTGCTTCTGCCATTAACTTATTGGATGCTCTTGGAAATACTGTTGTTGATACACTAATCATCGCTGGAGGCGGTGGAGGTGGAGGTGGAGCAGGTGGTGATACTACTCCCCCTGAAGATGATCAGCAAGGAAATCGAGGTTTAACCTCGAT